CGAAACGATTTCATCATTAACTGATGCCCACTTTAAGCAACAATGCCCTTGATGACCCCATCTTAATTGATGGGAATGATTCCTTTGTTGGCGGTCAAGTTAGCGCGACCCGCGCGAATCTTGTGCCTGAAAACGGGTATGTTGAGGGTAAGAACATTGACCTCGATGAGTTTGGTAATGCTGTAACTCGCAGGGGAGCGGCATTAACTTTAGGTTACCTGTCATGGGATTCAGCATCCAATAACTGGGAAGCTGAAGGGCAATTATGGAACGGGGTTACTGCGCCGATTACGGGCGCAAGTTACTTTGATTCCGGAACTACTGAAAGGTTGGTGCTGGCAGATGGTTCCAACAACCTGAAGATTTCAACTGAATCGGGAACTTACTCCACCATCAGCGGATCATCACTGGCGGCTGGTTCGGATGTGAACTTCGCGCAACTTGCCAACCGGATGTACTACTGCGATGGGGATGGGGCGTTGCGTTACATTGATGACTCTGGAACCAATCAATCCATCTCCGGCGGGCGGATTACTTCCATCGAAATAACCACTAAAGGTGAAGGTTATACGACTGCCCCCACAATTGCCTTTTCATCTGGCGGCGCGGCGGCGACTGCCAACATGGGTTACGGAGGTAAGGTGGTAGGCGCGAATATACCCACTCCTGGCAGCGGATACTCTACTACCACGCCACCCACTATAACATTTACCGCAGCACCTTCAGGCGGAACCACTGCCGAAGGTATCGCCAAGGTTAGTCAGACGCCTAACAAGCCGAAGCTGCTTGTTTCTCACACTAACCGGCTATTTGCCACCAGTGCAGACACCGCCGTGCCGTCTGACACGATTTATTGCAGCGACATCCTAGATGGTGAGTCGTTCGATTTGGCGGGCAACAGCATACGAGTGGGTGGTGGTGATGGTGACCCCATTGTTGCCCTGACATCTTGGTTTGATTTTAACCTACTAGTGTTTAAAGAGCGTTCGATTTGGGTGGTAAACGCTAATCCGGCTCAAAGCGTAGCTGAATGGCAAATCCGATTAATCAATAACCGCGTGGGTTGCGTGGCAGCGCGCACAGTGCAGCAAGTTGGCTCCGATGTGCTGTTTATGTCGCGTGATGGTGTTCGGTCAGTGAAGACTATTGAGTCCGGCGCGCAAACCGACATCTCTCAACCTTTATCCAGCCCCATCAACGATTTGGTGGGTCAAATCAACCAATCAGCGATCAGCAAGTGCGCCGCAGTTTATTGGCGAAACCGTTATTTAATCGCTGTCCCACTTGGTAGTGCTACCGAGCCGGATCATGTGTTGTGCTACCACCTACTTGCCTCGTCATGGACAGGGTTCTGGACGGGATGGCAACCGCGCGATTGGGTGATTACCGCATTTGGCGGAAAGCTGCGGCTTAACTTTGGCGACCAAAGCGGCAAGCTGTTTACTTGGGACGATTTTACTGCGGAAAACTCTACGACACTTACGAACTATCAAGATGGCGGAACTGATTACGAGTCGTACATCAAAACGCGCGCATATCGCTTTGGTGAGACTTGGGGCGACAAGATCGGTCACTCGGTTCAGTTTAACTTGGAGAACATTCACTCCACGGACATTTCGGCAGATTTGGACTACTACAAGGATTTGAGTAGCACCGAATCTGAATTGGCGAGCAATGTGACTATTGCCGCGAACAGCAACCTTGTCCGCAAGGGGTACAACTTAATCCCGAAAGGGCGATTTAACCAAATGCAATTTAAGGTCAAGGCCGACTCCGGACGCCTTGCAGTTCACTCGATACAAGCGAGTGCATTTGGGCAACCAATTAAACCGGAGAGATAGGCCAGTGGATGGGACTAGTGCCAGAGATTTTGGAGTTGGTGATGTCATCGATTTTATACGAGGAAATGACCGAAGGGGAACTTGTTTCGGAAGATGGCCAAACAATATCCTTTCACCTTTCATCAGTTTCTCCGCCGACATTGGAAGTATGCACCTCGTCCAGAAAGATGGCGAGTTGGTCGCAGTCGGTTTTGCGAGACAAGTCGATGAAGACGATTTGGATCGGCATTGGCTACCCCAGAAAAGGGAAGGCACTGCTATCGAGTTCCAAGACGTATTATCAAAAAACAAGCAAGGGCTGGAAACTCTCATCGATGAATTTACATCGAGGCATCCCGATTGGCGTGAAAAAAAACTGTTCGCCACTCGACATGGTCAAAGGAAGAGGATTCAACCCGAACTAATCGAAAGGCTCATGGCTTGAATTTAGAAGGCCCAGTTGTCAGAGGTGAAGGCTTTGCAGAGAAAGTCCCAACTGCTAATATAGCACTCGATAAGCCTGTCGAGGTGGGGTGCTATCGTGGGATTGCATATGCAGGAGCAGACAAGCTGGGGGATGCTGCGGTGTGGGTCATGCCACATCAACCATTCATTGCCGAGGCATATATTTCGGGATACGAGGGCGACCTCTACGACACCTACCTTACAATTCAAAATATGACTAAACTAAATCGGGAAGATTTAAAGGGACTATACGACAAGGCACTGGCATGAACGACTTGATTCAAAGATGCGAGCAATTGGCGCGGCAGATTGTCGAAGCCAAGGGACAACAGTTTTGGGCAGCGCGCGGAGCGTTGAACAAGGGAACCCCACCACCACAACCGGCCCAGCCCAGCTACGGAGAGGGCGTCGAGACGGCAGCGGAATGGGCACCCATTATTGCTGGCGTAGAATCAGCGCGTAGGTTGGGCAAGGGGTACACCTATCAGCATCCAGAAACCGGAGAAACCAAGACGGTTGATTTCACCAACCTTGGCGATGTCGAGATGGCGAAAGTCATGCAGGACTTTCAGAATCAGTCTGCATCCGAAAACGCCAGAGTACTACTAGACCTTTATAAAGAGTATGGCCCGCAGTTTGTTGAGTCTTCCCGCGACCAACTGCGACAAGCTGATCCAAAAGGCTTTGAGGCGCGCGAGACACTCGGCGACAAGGTTCTGGCGGACATGGACAACATCCCATCCGTGCCGGATGCTCCAGAGCTTGAGTCCCTAGACCAGGATACAGTACTTCAAGCTGATCCGGAGACGCTTGCTGCTCGTAAAGATGCTGAACGCAGCTTGGTGGAGCGATTGCAGTCCGGTGAGTTTAGTCAACGCGCCGCCAAGCGGGCAGGGGACATCGCTAAAGGGCGTCAGGCCGCTTCTGGCAACATCTTTGGAGGCGGGGCAGTGTTACAGCAGTCCATCGCCGAAACGGGCGCAGAGGACGCTGCCAGCCGCCAAGCGGTTGCGGACTATCTTGGGTTCCTGCAATCCGGCCAATCGGCAGAGGACTATAGCTCGCGCCTCGCAATGGCTAACCAGCAAAACCAATTGACCGGCCAAGCGAGCCGGAATCAAGCATCACAGCAAAGTTACGCCAATGCGATGAATCGCTTGAGCGGGCAGGAGACGATGAACCAGCAACGCATGGGCAACCTGCAAGCATTTGCCTTCGGCCAACCGCTGGTTAATCAGCTTGGATCACTGGGCGGAATGCAGCAGCAAGCGGCTCCGTATGCTCCGACTCAAGTTGCCGGATACGGTCAGTCTATCGGGCAGCAAATGGGCAATGTTCAAAGTCTTAACCAATCAAACTACCAAGGGGCGATGCAAGCGTGGCAGACACAAGCGCAAGCCGCTATGCAACCCAGCGGGTTTGGTTCAGTACTCGGCACTGCATTTGGCGCATTGTCAGGTGGAGTAGGGGAAGGGTTAGGTGCTGGTTTAGCTAAAAAATGGGGTGGATAAATTAAAGGATAATTATGGCAAACTTCTGGGCAGGATTTGGGCAGGGATTCCAAGGCGGATTCCAATCTGCATACGACAGGGCGGCTCGTCGGCGCGACTTACGAGAAGCGCGTGAGCAAGCTAAATCTGACGCTGAAAAATTAAGGAAAGACAGGATTACCGAAGCCTTAATGAAGGCTCGCGGAGAGTCTGGTATGCCTGTAGGCGGGGATTCCGCTGGATATGTTCCTACAGAAGACGAACAAGCGTTTTACGATGTAGGCAAATCATCCAAAACAATAAAAGACCAAGAAATTGAACGTAAAGCATTAGAGGCAAGGCGTAAATCCATACAAGAAGCAACGCGAGAATTGTACGGTGCGGGAGGAAGGTTGCCTCAACAAGAGGGTGTCGGTGTTTTTAGAAGACCAGAAGACTACACGGTAGAAGAGATTAACGCATTAACATTTAAAGCAAAAGAATCCGCTAGTGCAAAAACAAAATTACAAGAGTCAGAAGAAGCCAGTGCGCGTAATGCCGGAATGTTAGCCGCACAGTCAGGAAAAGGCTCAATGGTTCCAGATAGATTCCGTGCGCCTAATTTAAGGGCAGCATACGATCAAGGATTTAGTTCTGCTGCCGCAGAAACTTTCGATCCGAGTAAAAAGAATGAAGTGATTTCCCAATACCGAAATACAGCACAAATTGCGGAAACTATATTTGGTCAAGCAGGTTTCAATGAAATTGAGTCTGGCTGGAAAAACCAATACGGGGATGGGAATGATAAGGACGCAATAGACCCAGTAACAGGATTGCCGCAGTATGCAATTCATGGCGCAAATCAATTTGAAGAATATGATAATTTATTTAATGAAGTAGAACGGTACAAGGCACTCCATGACGGAACTCTAAAAACTCAAAAGGCAGAAAACGAAACAATCCCTGCATTCTATAATCGTCTTAAAGTAGAAAATGATCGGCGAGATAAACAACTCAACTCTAATCTAGCAGTCGAGCAAGCCAACAAAATTGCTGAAGCAAAAGCCTTGAGAGAAAACGGGAATGAGGCATCAAAGCAAATAGCAATCGCAAAAGGCAATCTGAAGTTCAACCCAGCAGCAGCAGCAGAATTTTACTTCCCAGAAGGCGAGGACGGTCAGAATATCGCAGTCGATATAGAAAAACTTGACCCCTATTTCCTCGCTGAAATTAATGAGCGTTTTAAGGACGCCCAAGAAGCTATTCAGTCTTCAGGAAGGGAAAGTGAAAGTCTTGTTTCGGCAAGGAAGTTGGGTGAGGAACTTATACCTCAATTCAGGCAGCTAGATGCCCAAATAAGAGAAGCTAGGAACTCTGGAGAGGAGCCTTCACCAGAGGACTTGGAGAGACTTACCCAACTCGGAGACGTTATTGTAACCTTTTACTCCACCAAGCAGCAGTATCCTGAAGGGGTGAAAGAACTGTTGGCTAATGCTGTTAAGAAGCCAACCACCAAGATCATCGAGGACGTTACTCTTTCACATGAAGTGGCGTTGGTGGCTGAAGAAATTTCTGACGATATTGATTTCCTTAAAGGGAAAATCGGCGAAGACAGAATGAGGGAGTTTATTGGCATTATAGATCAACCTATTTCCAACATACGAAACCAATTGGAGATAAAAGGTGGTGACGCAGAAGTGGAAGCAATGAGACGCCTTAAACAAAGGTACAATGGTGTAAGCAACCGAGTGCTTCGTTTGCGATCTGGTCTGGCTGTCACGGAATCTGAATTTAATCGATTTGTTAAGGAAATTGGAGAACCTAGCAGGGCCGACTTCTTCCGATCAATCCAAGCGTTCGCGGCAACTCAACGCAACAACGCTAGGAAAAAATTTAAAACGATGCAAGATGCTGGATACGTTTTCAACTCGGCATTAACAGAGTCTGTAATGGGCAAAGAAGAAGGCGGCAGTGCGGAAGCTACAGGGCAGGGCGGGGGAGTGCCTAGAGGGGGCATGAGTGCTAAAGAGCGAACCGAACTGGAAACTCTTCAGGGAATGGACAGAAGCCTAATGAATCAAAAGCAAAAAGACAGGCTCAACAATTTGCTTCTCCAACAATTAAATCAAAATAATTCCAGCGGGAAATAATATGCCGGACAAGATTACACCTCCAAAAGGGCTTGATGCAGACCAACTTTTTGAGTGGCTTCAAAAGCAAGGCGCGGGCGGAGTTCCAGCCGAAAAAGATAAACCTAAAGATGAATACTATTTCCCAAACCCCAGTGTGGGCAAAGGCACGAATGACCCAGCCGACATGATCGTTGGCGGGCCTGAAACCGGCCCGCAAGAGTCGTACTACTTTCCACCCAGTGCTAACCCTCAAAACTTTGCTGCGCTAGACAAAGAAGGCAAGTACTCAATGATGGAGAAGGCAGCAGAGGTATCTGCATCCGCCCGCGCTCCAGAGGAGATAGACAAAGAAGAGGAGTCTTTAAAGAAGCAGTTAATTGCGGGATTTAATCGCCAAAAAATGATGGCAATGGCTCCTGGCCCTATGCAAAGGGAGTTCCAGTTAAGGGGTGGGTTTGATGCGAAAATCGATCCTTCAATGTCTTTGGCTGACATAATCAAGGCAACCGAAAAATCATACACTGGCAAAACCCCAGCGAACATACGAGATAAGGCAGACGCATTAAGAATGGAGCGGGCCTTGGGCGCAGTTGACTTTAATCCCCGTAAATCAATCCTGTCGAATACCGAACGCCTTGCAATTAAAAGCCTTAACCCGAAGGATCAAGAGAATTATATACGCTCTTTGGAGGGTATAGAGTTACTCGCGAACGACCCTGACCTCGGCTACATAATTAAGCGTAACGGAAGGATTGGGGTAGCTGATGAGCGCGGTGCTTCGTTTGGAGACGTTGTGGAAATTCTTCCGGCAGTGGCTGACGGCGTGATAACTGCGATTGGGGTTAGTGGCTCGCCTCAATCTGGCGGAACAACTTTTGTCGCTAGTCAGGCAGCTAAAAAGGCTTTCTTCTCAAAGTTAAGAAATTGGCTCGGAAAGACTGCCACCAGAAGAACAGTGGGTTCAGGAGTTATTGAAGGGGGATCACAAGCCACTCGCGAGCTTGCAGCGCAACAAGCACTGCTTGATGAAGAGGACAGGGTGGCTACAGGTGGCGACATAGCAAAGGATGCCGGAGTAACCGGCTTAATCGGAGGAGGTTTTCAGGGCGTGGGCGAGGTAGCAGTCGCCGGAGCAAAAACTGTTCGAGGCGGCACAAAAGAAGCCAGTGAAGAAGCCGCAAGAATTAAGCGCGCAGAGGATGCAAGGGAATCATTAGGCATTGAAGCCCCGCTCACAAAAGCAGACATGAACCCAACCCTTGCCAAGGTTGAAGCTACTGTCGCAAGAATGCCAGGAGCAGGTGTCCTTGGCCCGTTGACGGGCAACTTGCATGAGAACTACATTAGGCTTTTTGAAGATGTATCAAGCGTGATTCGTAAAAACACGAAGGGCGCAAGGACGATTGCAGAAATTGAAGAGGAGTTGGCTCAAAACGCTGGCAAAATCCCCAGCCAGAAAAAGGTTGTTGATGATGCTGCGGAAGGTGTTCAAAAGGCGGAAGGTGACCTAGCAACTGCCGAAGCTCAATCTGCGGCAAAAAAATCCGAAGCACTTGATGAATATGGTCAATCAGCTTCGTCAGCAAGAGACGCTTTGGAGCGAAGTGCTTTAGGAGTTGATGGGGAAGGGGGGTTACTGCGGGAAGACGCAATGAGACAGTCCCAATCCTTAATGCGAGGAAAGGCACAGGAATCATTTCTTGATCCAGTTGCATCAAGATTGATAGGAGGTAGAAGCATTGATCAAGCAACAACCAGCAACCCACAGGCTGTTTTTGAATCTTTGCAGGGGGCAGCGGAACAAGAGCGCAACAGATTCCAAAGAGAGAGTAAGAAAAAATTTAAGAAGGTTTATGGTCACCCTGAAGCAAATGAACCTATATTTGACATATCTTCAATCAGAGAAGTTCTAGGGGATGCCCGTAAAGGTTTACGCGACGAAGATGGTAATATTTTAAGCGGTTTGTCTGCGGATGATTTAGGCGGGATCGAGCAATTGCTCAAAGTAGCCGATCAAAAGCAAACCCTTGCTGACCTAGTATCGTTTCGTCAGCAGATTTACGACAGTATAGGGAACGACAAGATTTTCGGTGGAATATCGAACGGTATCAAGAAGAAGGTTGGTGCTGAAATTACTCAAATAATCTACAACCAAGCTGAAGAGGTTGGGTCGAAACAATTTTCCAAGGATTTAAGGGCGGCAAATAAGCATTATAAAAACCGAGTAGATGATTTCTACAATTACGGTGTGAACACACTTTTTGCTGATGCCACAAAGCGTCAAGGCGGATACCTAGACAGGCTCGTCCGTGAAGTAGGAGAGAGCGGAGCAAAATCGCAGACATACAGTGATCTGGTTCGCTTGCTCGGTATAGGTTCCAAATCTTTAGAGGGCGCAAATGAGGCTATATCAAATGCCTTGGTAAAGTCCGCGTATGACAACAGTACTGGCGCGATAAACATAAATAAACTTATCGATTCAGTAGACAGCCTCAATAAGATTGACCCTGAACTTTCCAAGAAACTTGGATTCGATGCGACCATGATTAACTCGGCGAGAAGCGCGGTTAAAGCGTTTGCCGGAACAGGGGAAGTAGATGCTGACTTATTGGCTGAACTATTGCAGCGCGGAATTGTCGAGGGTAATGAAAATATTGCAACTGATGTCACAAACATTTTGGCGGTTAGTAGATTGAGGAGAGAAAATCTAGCTAACGGCATCGAAGACCTACTAGCCGGAGACTCTATAGTTGACCCAAATATTAGGAGAAAGTTGCGTGATGCTACGGGAAGTGAGCGGGATAAAATTGCTAAAGCTGAAGATAAAGTCAGGGAAGTAATTAGAAAAGAGTCAGAAAATGTAAGCGATAAAAAGTCGGTTTCTATCTCTGCAAAGGACAGGCTTGAGGCGGAGGAATTGGCTTTAAAAGAACTTGAGTCAGACGCATACCTTCAGGCAATTCGTGGAGACAAGTTGGTTGACGGAAGTGAAAGCTACAAGAACCTGTACAATAAAGTATTTTCCGCAGACGGTAAGGGGCGATCAAAAATTAGCCCCAAAACACTTGAGAGAATAATAGCTGATCTTGAGGTGACTGCCGCAGGAACCAATAGCCAAGCAGACGCCGCACAATCACTACTGGATGACATCCGTCGAAGGACTAGGCTCGACCTTTATGAAAAGGTTAGAGGCATTCCAAGCAATGTTGTTGGAGCAAGGGCAGAGGAACTGAAGTCTGAAGGAATTGAAGCGTATGCGGTTAATGCATCTGATTTTGTTAAAAGAGTCAGGTCTGACAAAGAATCAAGAGAGCATTTAAGAATTATTTTAGGCGATGGGTTTGAGCTTGAAGAGCAAATGGCTGACGCACTTGCTCCTGTTGCCAGAAAAGAGTCTGCCAGCGGCGGCGTTGCGTCCATGACTGAAAAGACGGCGATAGCGTCTACCGCAGATGACCCAGTGAAGGCGATGGAAACTATTGCCAGCATCTGGGCAATGTCTGTTTACCTAGCCAGAGGTGATAGCAAAATTTGGCGAGCTACAAAAGAGTCCGCTCCGGCGCAAAAGGCCGGAGAACTGGCTGGGCAAGCCCTAGACAGCAGAACCGCTCGCGTGGCAGCGCAGTGGGTGACATCACTCACAGGATCACAGGCCGCGCAAGCAATGCGGGATTTAGAAGCGGACTACGGAACTGAAGAGGCTAAAAAGATTTATAGCGCAATCGAAACTATAGCCGCACAAGAACCAACGCGCTAATCCTTACCAAGAATGAACCGGCACATCTCTACAAACGTCCTTTCGGATTTAGATGTTTTCTTGGCCTCGATCTGCCGCATTGTGTCTAGGATGGCGCGATTTACAAATGATGATCGGGGAATGCCGCAGCGTTTTGATAAGTCAGTTAACTTTCGTAACTCTGCGGTAGATAGCCGGAATGTACTGTATTCCAGCTTCTTTTCGGACTTGGTTTTCATATAGTGCGTTAATGGGTTATTGGCAAGGTGACAAATGGTGTCACAGTGTCAATAAAGAGTTTGCAAAAATCGGGTGGGATTATGGGCAAATTTGAGACTTTTGTGGCTTTTGGTGACGCACATGGAGATATGGCGTGTCGAGAGTCGATCAACGCCCTCGAAAAGCACATCGAGGAGTTCAAACCGCAGCACCGCATCTGCCTCGGCGATTTCTTCGATTTCCGCGCTTTGAGAAAGGGCATCGGGAATGATGAGAGCGATGCCTACGATAATTTAGTGAGCGATACCACCGCAGGTTATATGTGGCTGGATCGTTTGCGACCCACAGTATTTTTAAACGGAAACCATGAGCATAGGTTATACCGAGTGGCCGAGGAAGCGGCCAACGGGCTGGTACGCGAGTACGCGATTGAAGGCGTTAAAAAGCTGGAAGGCCATCTCCGCAAAATGGGATGCAAGGTGTATCCATACCACTATGAACAGGGAGTTCATACGATCCGCAAAGTGGCGTTCATCCACGGATACGTTGCATCGCAAGCGGCTGTAAAACATTCAGCCGAAGTTTACTCACCCCCTGGCGGGGCAACCGTGATGGGACATCTGCACAGGATCGAAGCAGTCCACGCGGTCAGGCATGGTGGAGCGCAGGGGTACTCCGGCGGGTGTCTCGCTGACATCCCTCGCCTCCATTATGCCGCAACCCGCCACGGCACAATGCGCTGGGCCAACGGGTGGCTTTACGGTGTAATAGGCAAAAAGGGGTATAAGATATGGCAAGCCGAAAGAGTCGAAAACAACTGGATGCATCCCTAGAGGCCAAAGCGAGCGGCAAGAGCGATATCGCCGAATGGGCCAAGGCGTTGCTAGAAGCCAGAAACTGCGGCGATGAACCCGTGCCGGAGGGATACCTTACGTTGAGGCAGATATCCAATCAGCTAGAATTGGCTCGCTCCACCGCGCACACCCTAGTTGAGGAGATGGTCGAGGATGGTCGAGTTGAGGTTAAGGAGTTTTATCGCGGGCGCGGCAAGGACGGGCGCAGGTACAAGGCCAAGCATTACAGGATCATCAAATGAATGTACGGGTTAAAAAGGGGGAACTATATGTCATCCATTGGCTCGATGCCGCTGGCTACATGATGGAGGATTTGGTTAAGGCTAAACCGTGTCTCTGCAAGACCGTAGGCTGGGTCAAAAAAATAGAGAAAGATCACATCGTTTTAGCGTCATCTTATTATCCGGATGACAAGGATGAGCATGGTGATTTTTGCGTTCTACCAAAGGGCATGGTGACCAAGGTGACTCTAATTGACTTCAGAGAATAACCTCACTGTTAATAACTTAAATTAACTTGCCGCTTGACTGCTCACATAGTGAGCGTTACTGTCCGCTCATGTTAGAGCAGCTATCCGCATTATCAACACGCCGCGATGACGAGGGTAATCATCAGATAGTAGAGTTCATCACCAAAGAAGACATCTGCCGGATGGTGGATGTAAACCCGCGCACCGTTCAGCGTTGGGTGGCATCGGGTGAACTCCCCTGCATTAAATTAAATCATAATGCAAACTCCCCGATTCGATTCCGGATTGAGGATGTAGACAGATTTCTTTTGTCGCGAATGCGACAGGCCAAGGAGGCGCAAGATGGAACAGGGAAACCATCTGCCGATCCAACTACTGCGCCTACCGATAAGTAAGGTAGGCCAGTGTTGGGTCTGCGGGAGGGCCGAACAGGTTCTCACGATTGCAGACAACAGTGTTAAGGAAATGATGTGTGAACATTGCGGAGCTTTAGCTTTGGCTAATGAAAAGTGGCTTTGTGTCCACTTGCCAGAGGCGGGCATCCGCCACCCTAAAAATTACGAACATTTCAGATGAAAAAAGAAGCTACAAACACAACGGGCTTGATGGACGCGCTGGTCGCGGCACAAGCGGAACTAGAGACTGTAAAGGGAACCAAAGAGAACCCTTTCCATAATTCAACCTATGCGGGGCTGGATGATATCGTGCAGACGGTGTTGCCGGTGTTAAGCAAACACGGCATCGCGGTTACGCAAACGACTTCATTCCTTCGACGCCACATCGAGGAGGGGCGAGAGTATTCGCCGATCATTCTGATGGTGACCACCTTGCACAAAGGTGATGAGAAGATTGCATCGGAACTGCCATTGCTCGGCGTAGGCAACAATATGCAAACGCTTGGAAGTGCGGTGACCTACGCGCGCCGGTACGGGTTACAGGCCATCATCTGCTCTAGCTCGACTGATAAGGATGACGATGGCAATGCGACCTTGTCGCCGGAGGAACAGCGCAAGGGTCAGCAACGCGCACCAAAACGCCAACCGGCCAAGCAACAGCAACAACCCCCCGTAGCTGAAGGCGGCTTATTATGAGTGAGCGCAAAGGTCTGCCGAGTGCATCCTATATGGAGCAGATCGCGCTATGCCCTGACTCTTTTCAGGCGCAGATGCAATATCCCGATACCACAAGTTTTGCGGCGGAACGGGGCAACCGTATCCACGCTTACCTAGAGGGCCAGGATATTGAGCTTAACATGGAAGAGATGGAATGCGCGCAGGAGCTTGAGCATAAGCGTGATGAACTGGTGAAGCGCATTTTCCCAGACGCGAAGAAACTTAAAGTGGTGAAGGAGGTGCGGTTATGGCTGGAGAAATAAACTATTCGGGTATGCCCGATTATCTTGTGACAAAAGGTAATACTGCGCTGGTGGTGGACTACAAAAC